CCATCTTCAAAATTACTCTTACTTAAATTTAAGTCAGGTCTAGCAAAATTATTATTACCTGGTCTGTGAAGAGGGGGTGGCATAGCATTTGGGCCTTGAGTAGCTAATGGTGGAGGTGGTCCCATTCCTCTGGGTGGTTCTCCGAAGGTGCTGTTGGGAGGGTTCATCATATTGGACATAAAACCTGAAAAACCAGGGTTAGTTTGAGCCATAGAATTTACAGCAGCATTTTGAAATGAACGCATTAGATCAGGGTTTTGTCGAAGAATATCATCCATACCAGGCATAGATGATTTGAACATAGTATTAGTCATATGAACCATCATTGCGCTACCACCTAATTGAAAAAGGAGTTTTAATTCAGGTGCCATAGATGCTTTGCTCTTGTATTTTTCATGTAATTCTCCAAAAATTTCATCGTAGTCAGTAATGTTTTCTTGAATTTGGTCAGACCAACCATCTAATTTAATATCAAATGGGTCAAACTTACTATTAAGAAATTCCATACCATTAATAATTGCCATAAGCATATTACCTTGGAATTTAACAGAGTTTTGTTTAGATTTTTCATCCATAATAGTTTCATATTCACCTTGCATTTCTTGTAGTGAAGATTCCATTGAATATTTTTTTGTCAACTCTACACCTTTCTTTTCAAGACTTTCAAGCTTTCTTAGAATCTTAAATTTTTCTCTGAGTAATTCCTCCTTCGACATTTTGGGTTCCATAGGTATATTTTTATCGGGGTTTAAAGGTATATTATTAAATTTACCATAACCATCCCAAGTTTTATTATCATTTTCAGTGTCAGAAGTAGCCTTTCCTAAATTTATATCATTACCAAAACCATTAATACGAATAGATGGTTGATCATCAAATGATACAGTTGGTTTATCAAAGAAATCTGATCTTGGAGCAAAACTATTACCAGATGTTTCACCAGCTAAATCATTAAGTTCATTTTCAAGTTTATTTAAATCCTCTAAATCAATATCACTTGTTGGACGACTATTCTCTCTAACTCTATCATTCATTAAAAGCTCTAATCCTCCTCCAAAATTTGTATTTCTAGTTTCGCCAAATCCACCATCATTCAAATCAAGCTCAGTAATTTCCATTAAAGTATCCATATTATTGATTAAATAGAACATTTAATTTTAAGTAATACGAATTGTAAATTATTTATTTTAAATTAAATATAAATTAAAATAAAATTATAGCTTCTTGTTGTTTATAAACCATAAACCTTGTAGAAAAGAATCTGATAAATCATCCTTTTTTTTGTGACCATTAAAGTAATCAATATGTTCACTAAACCTAAAATCATTTGTCAAAATTCCTAAAGATTTTGCTATACCCAATTTTTTTCTATCACTATATTTTTCTTTATCTTTAATATCACAATCCTTAAGTTTATTAGAAGCGGATATGAATTCAATATATTTAACATTTAACTCGGACATAATAAAATATTGTACAATCATGCCTTGTATAGTTTTCATTCTTATTGCTAATGGTCCTATTTGATTTTCAATAATTACATAATCTATTTCGCCTTCATTAGAGAATATATTATTAAATTTATTTTTAATATTTACACCTATATTGAATAAATCGACCTCATTAGCTTTTTTACTTTCAATAGTTTCAAAATAAATAGACTGTATATGTTCATTAATTAAATTAGCTAAATCAGTTTTTTTTATTTTATTGTCATATTTAATATTATGACTGTCAGCAATTTCGTATAATTTTAATAATTTTTGTTTGTTTATGAATGAATGTTTTTGTTCAGATGTAGGTATTTGAAATTGTTGTTTTTTTGAATGTTTGGCACAATAACATTTATCATCTTTTCTGAATTTAGCTGATTTATTACATAATATATTTTTTTCAACAAATCCACATTTAAATGTATGCTCTTCTGATAAATTAATTATATCCCATTTTGTAATCTTAAATTGCTGAGCGGTTGATGATTTATCAAAAAGACAAAATGCTAAATTTTTTATGCCAACATCAATTGATAGAATTTTCATATATAATATTAATTTATAAATAATATTTAAATATTATATTTTGAATATTATTTTATGTCAATTTATTTTTGGAAATTAGAAGGATTAATAGAAGGGGATACCATTCTGGAATTTAATTGTTCTCTCGATAAATATGGATTTTTAAGGTCTGAATTACAATAACCAAATCCGGGTATAGAAGTATCAAATGTACCTTTAAATGTATATGGGACATTACTAGATGGTGTTTTGTTTGAATAATAATGTGGGTCTAATCCAAGATCATAACAAGCTTCTTGTGAATTATAATTCATAACTTGTATACCATTTTTCTGTAAGAATTGACGATAACCCCAATTAGTTTGAATACCTTCTTTAACCTGAATTCGTTCATTAACTACAGCGTCTGGTTGCCAAGAAGCATAATTTCTGCCGTCAGCCATAATTGGTGGAAAATTAAAATTAATATTATTAGAACCGCTATAACAAGTTGCCCAACTCATATTATATATTTTATAATGATAATAAAATTTCTAAAACTTATTCAACACCAAGCAATTTAAGTAATTCAGGTTTTTTAAGTTTAGAAGCTTCAGGATTAGACACTAATCCTTTTTCAACAACAATACTTCTTAGCTTTTGTATTTGAAGTTTTTTATAATCAATGTTTTCTTCAGATGTATGATTTTCTTCGCCTAAATTAATAGAAATTGTTTTCAAATCTAAAGAGGTTAAAGTATTTACTTCTTTGTGTTCTTCTAAAGTTTGTTCTTCTTTTATATCTTCAGTATTATAATTAAGATCTAAAACTTCATTTACATAATCTCCTCTTATTTCAGGTAGTTCATCACCCGTTTCAAAATCGCATTCTAAATCAACAGGTTCTTCTAAATCAAAATTAGTATCTTCATTATCGTCTTCTTCATTTGAAATATTTAATTTTAAAACTTTAATATTGTCTTTTTCATCAATCTTTAAATTGCTTATGTCATTTTGACTTTCATTATCACAAATATCGATATCATCTTCAACAACAACTGATTCAGAATTTTTATCATTTTCATCTGATTCTTGAGATTCATTGTCAGATTCTTCATTATCAGGGTCTTCATTATCAGATTCCTTATTATGTGATTCTTCATTGTCAGAGTCTTCATCATCAGATACTTCAATTAATTCTTTTTTAAGTAATTTATTTCCTAAATTTTCCTCAAAATTAATAGGAACTTGTTGTTGAAAACTATTTCCACCTCTAATTGCTAAGTGATTCAACCCCATTTTAACACCATTCATGTCTTCTGCTAGTGTAGAAACTAAGCTTAGCATAGAAGCAATTTTGTGATTTTGTTCTCTCATTTTACTTTCAAAATAAACTACAAGAAGTGCTACTACAAGGACTAAAATTCCTAAAAACATTAAAAATGATGGATTAAATAAATCTGCTAAGGATGCCATTTTAATACAAAAAGATTATATAAATTAATTAATTTACTAACGAATTAATTAATAATTTAATTGGACCAGAGGTATTTTAAATTAAACCAAAGGTATTTTAAATTAAACCAAAGGTATTTTAAATTAAACCAAAGGTATTTTCACTTAAATATTAGTATTGTCTATTATTTCTTTTGGATAATTCATTTGTTTTAAAACAATTATACCTCCTTTAATTTCTGATATTCCTTCTTCTAATTTATATTTGTATACTAATTCATTTTCATTTTTTTTGGCAAGCATTTTATAATTTATTATTGTTTTTGATTTTTCAAGTTTTTTACAAACTTTTATAAAATGAGTTGTTAATAAGCAAGATACATTTTTATATTTTGTAATATACTTCATAAATGCTGACGCACTCTGTTCAGCTTCTTCTGGATTTGTTCCAGAATATAATTCATCAAATGCGCAAAAATGAGTCTCTTTTTTATTTACACTTATAGTGTCCAAAATTTCCTTACATCTTCTTGCTTCTGCTTGAAATAAGCTGTCGCGTCCTGATGTATCAGGAATATTTAAATAACAATGAATATGTTTGAATGGTTTTAATTTAGCTGAATCATAAAATCCACATCCGAATTGTTGTGTAAATATAATATTAATTAATGTAGACTTTAATACAGTTGTTTTTCCTGAAGCGTTAGGGCCAGTGATTATCATATTCTTTTTAAGTTTAATAGTATTTTTAATAGGATTTTGGTTTTTTAAATTAGCATAATAACTATTTTCAAATACAGATTTTTTTGAATCATCAATAAATAAACTATAATTCATTTTTCTCTCTAATATATTTTTTTGTAATCCCTTTAAACAATCCATATATCCATTAAATCCTAAAGAATACATTATTGCTTCATCATATATTTTATCAGTATGTAATTCATAAAAGCACTTGAAAACATATCCGATCTCTTTTATTTTACTAAAATTAAACATATTATAATCAGTAATCGTTTTTATTCTTTCTTGAATATTTTTGAGCGTATTCATTTTCTCTCTAACTATTGAATTAAACTGTTCATGTGTTTTTAATTGTGATGAATATTCTAAATAATTTTCCATTGAAATTATTGTATGATATAGATAAATTCTTATTTCATTAAAATGATTATGGATTACTTTCATATTGTTATTAAATCTAACACAAACCATAAAATTTTGGTATATAGAAAATATATAAAAAGCAGCTGATATGAAAATATAAAACTTTTCTTGAATATTAATTTCATTAAAATTAACTACAAATAACTTACCAATAGCATTTTGATTAGCCACAATTTTTAATACATCAATATATTCATTAATTGTTATCTGTAATCCCTTCATTTTAATAATAAAAAACGGAATAATTAAAATTATAATTGGAATTAAGAGAGATATAACTGGTGATAATAAATTATATATACTCATAAATTGTAAAAACCATTGAGAACGATTAAGAAATTCTAATAATTCCCATTCAATAAAATAATATCTCTCTTTAAACGCAGCATCAATTTTTAATTCATTCCAAATATCAATAATATTTTTATAATTATTTGAATAATCTGTATATTTAACACCAAGTGGGCTATATTCTTTTAAAAGTATTTGATTATCTTTTAAAAAATTAATATCATTTGTGTAATATTTACTAATTTGTTCATTAAGTTTTTTAGACACGACATTATCATTATCAAAACAATATGTATAAATACTATTACAAGAAGGATCTATTGTTTTAACTAATTCTAAATCATTAATTATATTTTTATTAATTTCTAATTTGTTTTCATTATAATAAATTGGAAGTTTGAAATAGTCATTTATTTCGTTTATTTTTGATTCAGAACTCATTATATTTTAAATTAGAAATATAATGAATTTTTTTTACGAATGTTTTATAAAATTTATACTTTAATACCTTAAATGTTATTTAGGCTTGTTGTAAAAAAGCTAAATCAATTGGCATTTCAGAAATTTCAGTTGAATAATGTTCTTCAATTTTCTTAATTTGAGGTACATCACGCCTAGTTATAAAATTGATTCCTACACCTTTTCTTCCCCATCTTCCAGAGCGACCAATTCTGTGTAAATAAGTATGTACACATTTAGGTACATCAAAATTAATAACAACACTTACTTGTTGAATATCAATACCACGAGCAGTAACATTGGATGAAATAAGAACTCTTGATGAACCAACCCTAAATTCATTAAAAGCATTGTCTCGTTCTATTTTATCCATATTACTATGAATTCTAGAAACAGGGAACCCATCTTCCTGCATAGCTTCATATAGGTCTTGTACTCTTTTGGTACTATTACAATAAATAATAGATTGCGAAACAGTTAAATATGAAAATAAATTTTTAAGAGTAATGTATTTTTGTCTATCATCATCAACGGCAATAAAAAATTGTTTAATTCCTTCTAATGTTAACTGTTCACGTTTGACAGAAATTCTAACAGGATTGCGCATAATTTTCTCAATAATAGTACTAATACCGTCTGGTAATGTTGCGCTGAATAATCCAACTTGAATATCATTATTAAGATATTGGAAAATATTATAAACTTGTTCTTTAAAACCAGAAGACAACATTTCATCTGCTTCATCTAAAATTATTAATTTAATGGTTTTACTACTAATTTTATCTCTTCGCAACATATCATATACTCGTCCAGGGCATCCGCAAATAATATGAGGAATATTTTTACTAGAAAAACTACTTCCTTCTTCAATGGAAGAACCACCAAACACAGTTTGAATCTTTAGTCCAGACAAATACCCGCCAATACTACTAATAACTTTAGATGTTTGTACTGAGAGTTCTCTAGTTGGTGATAAAATTAAAACTTGTGTAGAAGGATCAGAAACATTAGTGCGTTGTAAAGCGCCAATTGTAAATGTTGCTGTTTTACCTGTACCAGATTGAGCTTGAGCAATAATATCTTTTCCTTCAATTACAGGTTTAATAGCTTTACGTTGAATTGGACTAGGTTTTTCATAACCATAAGCATAAATGCCACGTAAAATATTTGGATCTAAATCTAACTGATCCCAAGATTGTATTTCTTGTGCTAAGGATTCAAACTCAGAACCCTCGTTATAATCGCTGACGGTAATCTCTGTTTCAGTTGCCATTGTAGTATAATATATCTAAATCTATTTAAGTGTGTTTATAATAATTATTATATTTAAAAAAAAATTGATATAAACATAACGATATAAAATAATGTACATTACGATCATGACAACAAAAGCCTTAAGATATACTTTAGAACAAATTGAGGATATTATATTCAAAGGATTTGATTATCAAGTCCCTGATGAAGTAATGGAAAAAATTTCTGATTTAGCAATTAAAGTTGGATCACCTGATTATGTTAAGACTCCTGTTTTCAAGAAACGTGAAAATCCTATGAAAATAGACCCTTCTCTTGTAGCATCAAGAGATAATTTTAATAATAAGAAGAAACGAGGTAATAAAAATATGGAAGTTTTGAATGATGATGATTGGGATTCTTTGAGAACTTTCCAAACAACAAAAATTGAAGCAAAAACAGGAATTGATGCTGATTTTGACTCAATTAGAGCGTTGATTAATAAAATTACTGACAAAAACGCATCAGATATTCGTAATAAAATTATAGAAATTATTGAAAAAATGATTAGTGAAAATGCTGAGTCAGTTTTAGCTAATATTGGTTCAAATATATTTGAAATAGCCTCATCAAATAGATATTATTCTAAAAATTATGCTGATTTATATACTGAATTATCTGCGAAGTTTGAATTTATTAAGACTAAGTATCAAGAAAATTTACAAAACTTTACTGAATTATTCAACAATATTGAATATGTTGATCCGAATGAAAATTATGATAAGTTTTGTGAAATTAATAAAATCAATGAGAAAAGAAAATCATTGGCAGCATTTTATATTAATTTGATGTATAATGGTATTATTTCAAAGACTGAAATAATGGTTATTACAAGAAATTTATTGGCAAAAATATATGAGTTTATTTCAATTGAAAACAAAAAAAATGAAGTTGAGGAGTTAACTGAAACTGTAGCTATTTTGTATAAAAAACAATTATATGAAGATGATGAAGCTGAAAGTTATGAACAAATTGAAAGTTTAACTATTAATGAAGTTATCGAAAAAATCGCAAACAGTAAGGTAAAGGATTATAAGAGCTTAACAAATAAGGCATTATTCAAATTTATGGATTTAATTGATATGTAACTTTTTATAAATTACAAAATTATAAAAAATAAAAAATAAAAAATAAAAAATAAAAAATTAAAAATTAAATTTTTTTTTGGCATTGATCGTACCATTTTAAATGTTCAATTGTGTAAAATTCTGTATGTTTAATAAATTTAAATATTGTTTGAATATAATTTAAATAATTAATATTATATTTAAATTATGTCATCAAACGATGGATCAGATATAGCAATATCTTATTATATTGAAGAAATTGAAAATGATAATACAAATAATATTTTTAATATTGAACAGATGATGAATGAAATAGAATCAAACGAATTAAATGATGAATTAACTATACCACATATGATAAACTATCAAGATAACTTTACGGTTAAAGAGCTTTTATTAATTTGTGAATATTATGGTTTCTCGAAGGAACTTAAAAATAATAAATGTAATAAAGAAGAGATTATACAAGTTCTAGTCTCTTTTGAGTCAAACCCAATTAATTCAGATATTGTATTTAAAAGACAAAATATGTGGTTTTATATTAATGAATTAAAATATGATAAATTTATGAAGAAATTTGTTCTTTGGTAAATATTTTATAATTAATACAAATTAAATATAAAATATTCTAATAAATTATATAATGGTATTATCAAAAATAAACAGTGATGTTAGTTATCCTGAACTAAAAAGTGTTGATTCAGGTGATTTAAAAACAGAAGCTAATCTATATCAATTAGAAATAAAAGATATAGAAGTAATAATTGCTGTTGGCAATTCTAAAAATACTTATGAAGATAAAAATATATTATATTTTCCAATTTATTTAGTTAAATACAATAATAAAGTAATTCAAATTGGTTTATATGAAATTAAAGCAAGTGATTATTTATCTTACTTAGATGATTATAATAATTTAGATATTGAAAAAATGGAAGAACCACTAATTTATTCATTTGTTACCAAAGAATTTTTAAATAAAATGAGAATGAAACCAGAATCTCCTTTACATAAAGTTGTTGAAGAAGGTGAAATACTTGAATCAGAAGAAGAAGATGAAGGTGAAAAAAGCGATGAAGAAGAAATTGTTGAAAAATATGAAATCCCACCTGAAAGAGAAGATATTTTTGTAAAAATAAAAGGTGTTCCTCTTCCTCCGTTGTTAAAAGAAGAAACACAAAAACAAGCAAAAGATATTAGGGAGAAGTATCATGAATCAACAAATGATACTTGGGTAGATAAATTTATGAAAAATAAGAATTTTAGTATTCAAGATAATGAAGGTGGTGGTGATTGTTTATTCGCAACAATTAGAGACGCATTCTCAAGTATAGCACAACAAACAAGTGTAAATAAATTGAGAAAAAAACTTTCCGAAGAGGTAACACAAGAAATTTTTGATGGTTACAAAGAACAATATGATATGTATAACGCTTCCATAATTAGAGATACAACAAAAATAAAAGAATTAGAAAATGAATATTTATTATTAAAACAGAAATTTACTACAATTATAGACAGAAATGAACAGAAGGCTATTTCAGCACAAGCTAAAGAAGTAAAAGCAGAACACGATAAATTAGTTGAAGAAAAAAAGGTCTCGGCTTCAATATTAAAAGAGTATAAATTTATGAAAGGTGTTGAAAATTTAGATCAATTTAAACGCGTAATAAGACATTGTGATTTTTGGGCAGATACATGGGCTATTTCAACATTAGAGAGACTTTTAAATATTAAGTTTATCGTTCTCTCTAGTGAAAGCTATAAAGCAAAAGATGAGAAAAATGTTTTACAATGTGGACAATTAAATGATAAAGTTTTAGAACAACGCGGAAGATTTACACCAGAATTTTATATAATGGTTGACTACACTGGAAATCATTATAAATTAGTAGGTTATAAAAAAAAAATGATATTTAAATTTTCAGAAATACCATATGATATAAAAAAAATGATATATGAAAAGTGTTTAGAAAAAAATGCGGGACCATTTGCGATTATCCCTGATTTCCAAAAATTTAAAGCTAGTCAAAAAAAAAGTGTTATCAAAGAAGCACAATATGAAGATTTAACTGAATCAAAATTAAGAGGTTTATATAATGATGATATAGTGTTTCAGTTTTACTCAAAATCTTTAGACAAACCACTCCCAGGAAAAGGTAGTGGAGAGAAAATACCAAATGACCGTTTAAAAGAATTCTCTACGTTAGCCAGTGTTCCTCAAAGGCGTAAGAAGCTATCAAACTTTTGGGTTCAACCATTTTCATTAGACAATCATCAATGGGTATCAGTTGAGAATTATTATCAAGGATCAAAATTCAAAAAAACACATCCAGATTTTTATTTGAGTTTCTCTCTAGATTCAGGTACAGATTTATCAAAAGATCCATCAATGGCAAAGGCAGCAGGCAGTAAAACAGGTAAATATAAAGGAGAACTTTTAAGACCACTTGAAGTAACTGTTGACTCTGATTTCTTTGGAAAAAGACAAAAAAGAGAAATATATGCTGCTCAATATGCTAAATTTACACAAAACGAGGATTTAAAAAATTTATTATTAGCTACAGGAGATGCTAAACTTACTCATTTTATTAGAGGAGCTGAACCAGAAGTATTTGATGAACTTATGTTAATTCGTGATAAAATTAAGAAATCTGAAATTTAAATACCAAAACCATAAGAATTCATTTATTATATAAATTATGTATATAATAAATTCACTTAACCAAAAATACTGTTAAAACATGTTTTTGATTTAATTATTTTTGGAAAAACTAATAAGCTAACACATGAGTCAATTAACAAATCAGTTTCTTTATAAAATAATTCTTTTTTATTTTTGTCAACTTTAATTTTTCTCTCTTCAACCAAAATATGAATCAATAATTTTAGAACTCTTGCTGTAATATCTGCTCTTTTTTTATCATCAATTTTGATATCTTTAACATGATATAATACTTGATAAATACTTTGAACTAAAATTATTAATTCTGGTATATCACTAACATTAATTTTGCCATCTTTAATAACTTCTTTTAATGATTTTTCGATATCATTTAATTTATTTGGAATTTGAGAAATAATTTTATTAATAATATTAATTACATCATCATTAAGAATAATAGTGTATTTATTTTTTTCTTCTTCGTCAACAATTATTTTCTTAATTATTTCTAAAAAAGTTTCTTCAATAACTTGGATTATAACATTGCTAGGGTCAATAGTAGACTTGCTAAGTTCATTTTCGAATGATTCCGACATATAATATTAAAATATATTTTTATATTTAATTATTTTAATTTAATTTAATTTAAGATACAATTACTTCCTTGTTGATTTATTTTTGGTGTCTGGTTATTAGGACAGCATCCATATCTAGTTCCAGCACATCCTCCAATTGGTTTTGGTGGTGCTGGTCCAGGTCCTGGTGGTGGTGGTGGTGGTGGTGGTGTAGGTTTGTATCCAGGGCCTGGATTATATCCTGGACAATTTGTACCATAAAAATTTATTTTAGAGTTTATACCATCAGGACAACAACCAAATGTAGTTTGAGAGCAATTGCCTTGTCTTGATGTATTTGTTGTTATAAAGATAGTAATATGATTTAATATAATCAAAACTAATAAAATAATTCCTAAAATAATTATTATTGTATTATCCATATATATTTACATTTATATTTTTACTAATTTCAAAGTTTTCTTTTTAATTTTTTTTAAAGTTTTTCTTTTCTTTTTATTTTTGATTTTATTTTTACCGCCTAATGCTCCTAATATAAAAGGTGTTGAAATAATTCCTGCGGTTGCTAATACAGCTGGTATCACTATTTTAGGGTTTAAATTAAATTTTGGACTTGGACTTGGACTTGAACTTGAACTTGAACTTGAATCAATATTTGTATTATTTGATGGCATCACAGTATTTACTTCTGGACCACATTTACTAATATCATATTGTATATATATTTTTTTTAATTCATAAATGTTTTTACGTATATCTATGTATAAATTAAATTCAAGATGGCCACAAGGATATTCTGGATCTAAATTACCATTTTTAGAAATAATTAATAAAGATTTAAAAATAAATTCCATTGAAATTTCGGTTGAATTTATAACAATATTAATATGTTTATCTGGTTGAAAAACCGAGTTTACTTCAGGCTCTAATATATCATTTAGTTTCATTGTTATTAAATCAGATATTAATCCATAAACATTTTGACATGATAATAGAGCTATTTTATTAACAATATTTAAATTTATTGTTTTATTTACTTGATACATATAGTCTATAATGTTCTGATAAAATATATCACAGATATCATCATTATTTGTGTTATCTCTATTATAGTAAGATCTATTGAAATCTTTTTTGTTAATAGTTCTATCATCTCTCGATACATCTTTACCAATTTGATATTTGAGAGAATTAATTAAAGTATCAATTGTATTTTTAAATATATCTGGTTGCTTTATATAAAAACAATAGGCGATAAGCTTATATAAACTAGTTTTAGGATTCATTTTAAGTGATAAATCAATTGTATTTTTATTTAATCCTACAGGAAAAGTATCAGGATTTATTAAAAAACATTCATCTAAAGTTAAAGGTATAGAATTAGTTTCATCACTTAATTGTTTATGACTTAAATATTCATTAAAGTTTTTAAACATATAATAAATTATATCTGTTTTAGGTATTTGTTTAGTTTTTCTATAGTGTGAGTTATAGTAATTTACAGGAACACTTTGTAAATTTTTTACGATATTTTTTACTGTTTTATTTTTGATATTTTTGTTAGATTTTGTTTTCATATATATAAAATATATTTTATATGTAAATAAATTTAATTTATATAAAAATAAATAACATTATAATATAAGAATGAATTTATCAAAACAAAGTAGAGAATTGATGCTATTTTTTACAAATAATAAACATATAAATTATGTTAATCAAACAAATAAAACAAAAAAAATTTTAACCGAGTTGTACAAGGAAATATTAGAAGCATACAATTATATTAGTAAACGCAATATTTATAAATATTCAACAAAAAAAATTCAAAGTGCTAGACAAATAATAAAACCACAGAACTTTAACTCAAAAAGCTTTCCTGAAATTGTAAGAAATCATATAGATGAAAATATGACAGCTGAAATTTGTTATACATTTTCTCTCTATGAAAGACAAATAAAAGTATATTTTATTGTTGAAAATGATGATATTGAAATAAATATGAAGCTATACAACAAATACGTACAAGCATTAGCTATATGGTTATACATATTAAACATATATTCATCAAAAGAATGTGCTAAAAAAATTACAATATATCTATATTTAACATCACTTGAAAAGATCTTACCAAACTCAAATATTCATATATTAGACGAAATAAATGTAAATACAGCTTTCACTACAACTTGTCCTGTTGATTCAGAAATAGTTGTTTTTAGAAAAGAAGAATGGTTTAAGGTTTTTATTCATGAAACATTTCATAATTTTGGTTTAGATTTTTCAATGATGAATACTGACTCTGTAAACCAGTGTATTTTAAATATTTTTAGAGTAAATTCTCAAGTAAATAGTTATGAAGCATATACCGAGTTTTGGGCTGAAATAATAAACGCTTTGTTTTGTAGTTTTTACGCTCTGAAAAATAAAAGTGACATTTCTGAATTTCTCTCTAATAGTGAGTTTTATATTAATTTTGAAAGAACATATAGCTTTTTTCAATTAACAAAAACTCTAGATTTTATGGGGTTATCATATCAAGATCTTTATTCTAATTCAAAACATTCTGTTATTCTTAGAGAGAATTTATATAAAGAAAATACAAATGTTCTCTCTTATTATGTTATAAAATCTATATTATTAAATAATTACCAAGAGTTTTTAATTTGGTGTAACACAAATAATTTGTCATTATTAGATTTTAAAAAAACAACTGGTAATTTGAGAGAATTTTGTAGCTTTATTGAAAAAAATTATAAAAAACAGTCGCTTTTAAATAATATAAATGATTCACATATTTTTCTCTCTAAAATAAAAAAGAAGAAAGGAAATTATAAGTATATTTTATCAAATTTGCGTATGAGTATTTGTGAATTAGGTTAAATTTATAACTATTAAAATTTACCTTCTTGAAACATTTTTAAATGCGTTTTACAATAAATTTCTCCAGGTAAACATTTACCTATACACGTTTTATTGTTTTTACCACGTTTAGCGCATACATATTTGTAACTACCGTTTCCAATAGATTTTTTATTAGATTTCCAAGCTTCACTTGCCTCATCAAAGTCTATATTGACTTCAAATAATGCCGAGTTTTCGAAATTTGTTTGACTTCGTGTCTTCATCGTTGTAGTATTTATAATTCATATTTATTTATTAAAAAGCATTTCAATTTTTTTTTAAATTTTCAAAAAATGACGGTTTCACTTTTATTAATTAAAATTAATAATAAAATTGAAAATAAAATTACATATTAAATAAAAACAACTTATATAACATAAAGAAATGGGTATTAGATATTTAAATCGATTTCTGAAGGAAAATGCGCATCCTTCAATTAAATTATGTAAACTTGCGGAATTATCTGGTAAAAAAATAGCTGTCGATATCAGTATTTATATCTACAGATTTGCGAGTGATAATACTCTTATAGAGAATATATATCTCATGTTATCAGTTTTTAGATATTATAACATTATTCCTATATTTGTTTTTGATGGAAAACCACCAGATGAAAAACGCGAATTAATTAAAAAAAGAAAGGAAGATAAAAAAGAAGCTGAAAATGAATATAATAAATTAAAAAATATCCTTGATTTGAACAAAGATATTGATGATTTTGATAAACAAGAAATAATAAATAATATGGATACATTAAAGAAGAAATTTGTAAGTGTCAGTAAAAATGACATTGAAAATGTTAAAAATATGATCAGATATTATGGAGCGACTTATTTTGATGCTCCTGGAGAAGCAGATGAACTATGTGCTATGTTGACTATGAAAGATAAGGTTTGGGCTTGTTTAAGTGAAGATATGGATATGTTTGTTTATGGATGTACTCGTGTAATTAGATATTTAAGTTTATTACAACATACAGCTGTTATTTATGATATGAAAGGAATATTAAATAACCTGGGTATTTCACAGAAAGAACTTAGAGAAGTATGTGTGTTATCAGGAACAGACTATAATATTGAATGCGACAATTCTAATTGTTTATTTACAGATACAATTAAATTTTTAAAAAAATATCGTAAATCAGGTTCTAATTTGGAATTTTATGATTGGTTAAATAAAAATTACAATAATTATATAAAAGACTATGATTTACTTAAAAACATATATAGTATGTTTGATTTAAGTATAAATCATTATAGTGTTAAAGTTTTTGAAAATATAAAAATAACAAATGGACCAATTTTAAAAGAAGACTTAAAAATAATATTAAAAAGCGATGGTTTTATATTCCCTTAAAAATTTATTTTTTTTTGTACTTAAAAGTAGTAATTTATTATATATATATGTTAGATTTATATAATAATAAATATGATAGAAAGACATTAAAAGAGCATATTTATGCTGTTAAATTAATTGATATACTTAAAACACAAAATCTTGATATAACATTTGTAGTGCGTTATATTTTAAGCGACCTATATCAATTTGATGAGGAAGATAAGAAAATTACTGTAGACACAGTTATTAAATTTCAACCTCATATCAATAAAAAAAAATTGATAAAAGCTTTAGCAGATTATAATTCAGATGATGACAGTGTAGAAGATTTTCAATCTTTTTCAGAGAGAACCAGTTAAATAAAAACTTGTGAGTCTATATTTTCAAATGTTCCTGATGAAAATTGAGGGATTTGATCAAACTCAGATTCCTTTAGAATATCGCGCATATTTTTAATTAATTCTCTCCAAGTACAGTTTGGTTTTTGTTTTAATGATTCTAATAAAGACCAAGTCATAGCTCCATTAGCCTTATTATTTATAAAAGCATCAGTACTTGTTTGATAATCAGTACATCCACTTATCATAAATACATGTCCTTTAGTTTCTAGTTGTTTATTATTCTCATTAAAATTATCATAATTGAGAGAATCCATATACTGATATCTTAAATCTAAAACAGAACCACTAAAACAGCTATCAAACATAGCAAATAAAGTAACATTAGGTTTTAATTTAGATTGGATAATAGATTTTAGTTCATCATCATATATTAGATTTAAATCTAATGGAACTATTAATTGATCAAAACCCGTTGTTTCATCACCATTTTTATCTTTATCATAACTTCCATGTCCACTATAAGATAAAAATAATAGATCACCTGGTTGAGAATTGTCTAATAAATTTCTAAAAGAATTTAAAATGTTATTTTTATTAGGTTTATTAATGGTATTATCAGTTAAAATAGTTATATCATTAAAACCATTTTTAGATATTCTCTCTTGAATACAATTAATATCATTTATACATCCATTTAATTCATTATCAGTTCCAGTATAATTTATACCAATTAATAAAGCTTTTTTATTTTTATTTATTACTATTGTTTTAGGTATAAAATTCTGTATGACAGAAATATCATTATTTAATTTAGTATTAAGTAATTTAACATTATTATTATAAATTTTAATAAAATTATTTATTTGTTGTTGTTTCTTTTTTGCGTTTTGTCTTGATAATTTAATTTTTTTTATATTGGTAGCCAAAGAATTGTTAAGCCTTGCTAAATCTAAATTAAATGTATTTTTGATTTCACTAATTTTTCTAGATTTGTATATTTCTAGCTCAGTACTCATTTATAAATAAGTATTAGAATAAATTATATTATAAATTATGTAGTCCCGAAGGACCATATAATTTTTATTTTGTTTTATTTTTAGTTTTTATTGTTTTAGTTTTAGTTTTTATTTTTAAAAAATTAATAATATGATTTAAACAGTAGCTTCCTTAGTGGCCTTAGCAAAGTGAGTAGACATATATCTTTGGAGGTTGAAATAGGTGAGCTCATCAGTCTTCTTAAGCTTCAAGAGGGCAGCAAGCTTGGTGTCAGGGTTGATCTTACGACCATTCTCCTTGTCTTGAAGATTATGAGTACGGATGTACTTGTTGATATCACGAGTGACCTCAGTGCGAGCCATTTCAGATCCCTTATCCTTTCCAAGGAAAGCAGCAAGTTCGTCAGAAATCTTGGTAGGCTTAACAAATCCAGAAGGAGCACGATTTCCATTCTTACGCTTGCGCTTGGAGGAAACCTTTTGGGCACTCTTTACCTCACGAGTCCACTTCTTCTCAAGGGCACGGTACTCAGACTTAAGAGTGGAGATCATAACACTAAGCTGTTGGAGCTTAGCAAGGAATTCAACAGATTGCTCAGCAAGAGGAGCTTCAGCATCAGCAACCTCGGCGTGAGTACTTTCAGGAGCAACAACAACAGGCTCGGGAGCAGGAGCAACATCAACCTTACCCTTAGAAGCCTTAGGGGTCTTTGGCTTCTTTTCTACAACAGGAGCAGCAGATTCAACAACAACAGGAACAGGAGTAGGAGCAGCGACTTGTTCAGTCTCAGTAACAGTCTTAGATGATTTCTTTGGCATCTTATACAATATTCTAGTAAGTAGTTTTTAAGTAGTTTTTAGACAAATAATATATATTGTTACGATAATATCATTATAATTGTTAATTGCGTTTAATTTTTAGTCTCTCTACATAAAATTAAAAATAATTTACGGATTGAAAAAGCCAAGGAAGAGATGTAGCAGCTTCTTCGTTAACTAATGTCAATGCTCCTAGTACATAATATGCGCCTAAAGCTTTACTGTCCTTGTCCACACCGATGTTTACCATTTTTTCCATTATCTCTAGCAAAACTTTTTTTACATTCCATAAATTTTGTTCTGTATTTATGTATTGAATACTTAAATTTCTAAATGGATCACCTAATGGTGGACATATATTTCTTTTAGTTTGATTTGGTAATTGAGCTCTGTAATTCCATATATCCATTAATTCTCTTATAAATTTAATTAATTGATTACGATTTAGAGAGATAAACCAAGATACATTTGAATAATTACCTAATGAATCTATATTCTGAAATAATGTTAATGCTCGTAATTCAATTGCTTTTTCATTTGAAACATTTTTTGTATCATCCTCAAAATTTAAATTAATATTTATCTTTAGAATTTTACTTAGACGAATTAATGATCTTATATTTTTAAACAATAATTCAGGAAATATATTACGATTATATGGATTTCTAAATTCTGCTCCAGATTTTATAAACAAATTATGGAGAGAAGTTATATCAAAACCATAAATAAATCCATCTTTATCTTTATAACTTATAAATTGGTGAAAATTAATTTCTTCAACAGGTTCCATTGAAACAAAATCATCACTATTTGTGCATATTTTACGATTAAATGAAGCTGGACCATGTAGGGCTTTATATTTTTTTACTAACATACATCTAAAAACTTTTTGAATTTTAATTATAAATGACGAAAAATACAAAAAACAATATATTCTACTCAATAATTGAGGTTTATTTCCTGTAATTTTTAATTTATAATTTTTCGCAAAACTTTTTAATTGTGTTACATTGTAGTTGTTATAAACCAAATCATTATACGTTTTAATTGTTGGAATACTTATTTTGTCATCCGAAACTTTATTCTGTTTCTTAACTACTGGCATTTTCCCTTCACATTTAGTTGTAATATTATTCAAGTATTCTTCTAGTAAACTATCATTGCTCTTAAACTTTATTAAAATATCTGTCATTTATATATAAATATAAAATATCTTTTTGAACCGTTTTAATTTATATATTATTATTAAAATGCTTACCATAACTCGTAAGCTTAAAAATAGGCACCAGACCATAATTTCATTTATATTTTAAAAAAAAATTGATTTAAAGATAACTCAATAATATAAATCATACTAATACAATGGCAAGCGCAATCGTTGACGGTACTAATATTGATCTATCTGTTTTCAGCTACAGTGCTCCTAAGCCCCACCCGGCTGGAGGAAAAGTAGTTAATCTTTATAATAAAAATATTAAAGAATCTCTTACTATTTCAGCACCATTAATCGGATCTTGGGGTGCCCAAGAAGTTAAGACTCATGATGGAACTGGAACTGGAAAATATACTATGACTTTACAATTCTCTAAGGGACAATATACTACTCCTGATGCTGATAAATTTCTTGAACAAATGAAGCTAGTTGAACAAAAAATTAAGCAAGATGCGATGACTTATTCTAAGGATTGGTTTGGTAAGGATATCAAGTCTATGGATGTTATGGATGAGAAATTCTCACCTATGCTCAAGTTTCCTAAAAAAAGCAAGGGAACTGAAGAGCGTGATTATTCTCAACCACCACAATTGACTGTTAAGCTTCCTTGTTGGAAAAATGTATGGCAAAGTTCTGTATTCGATGAAGATTACAATCCACTTTATGTCAAGGGTAAGACTGATTCTGGTGTTACTCCACTTGATTTCTTGAGAAGTTCAAGTAAGGCACCTATCCAAGTCATTTGCTTGATACAATGCGCTGGTTTGTGGTTTGTTGGAAGTCCAGCTAAGGTATCTATCACTTGGAATTTGAAGCAAGTTATTGTCAGAAAACCTAAGACATCTGCTATTTCCGATGATACTTGTTTCTTAACTGTTAGACCTGCTGACAGAGAAGCTTTGAAGGCATTGCCTGAAACTGAAATTCTACAAACTGACAATTCAGTTAGTGCTCTTGTCGAAGATTCTGATGGTGAAGAAGAAGAATATAGATTACCAGCTCCTACTACTCAACCTGTAGTTGAAAAGGAAGTTGAGAAGCCTCAAGAAGTTACAGCACCTGTTACAGTTACTACAGAGAAATTGGCACCTAAGAAAAAAGTTGTTGCTAGAAAACCACAGACTTAAATTATAAAATTTAATACAAAATTTAATAAAAACTTTAATACAAAATTTAATTTATAAATTTTTTTTACAATTATAAATTAAAATACTTATTATAATTTATAATAAATCATAATAAATAGAATACTAATTATTTCTACATAAAAATGTCTGACAAACTTACTATATTTAATCTATTAAATTTTATGCCGTTAAATAATAAAGAAAAAGAATTATTTAATTTTGATAAACTTATTATAAAAGAATTGAATGATAAACTTGATAAAGGTTTGTTTTATTTAGGTGGCCAGATTAAAATGACTCATAATGAATTTATTAGTTTGGATTCTATTCAGCTTGTTAGAGAGATTGATAAAATAAGATATATCGAATATGGTGGACCTTATAATCCTTTGGAAGCAGCTAGCATTTATAATCATTCAAAAAAATTAGAATTCATTGAAAATATGATTATAAAATATAATGAGATAATGGCTCTTAGAGAGAAATATAAAATAGATCATAAATTAGATGATAAATTAGATGAAACATATTTTAGCGATGATATCTGATTTATCTGTTATATCGTATATATTTTTTTTTATTTTTGATATACCTTGACCCTTAAAACAATAATATTGTTCTGATTTTATATGTAAACTAGAGAGAGGAATATAAAATGATTTTTCACCTATATTAAATGATAATGGAGAATCATTAACTATCATATCTGGTAAAACATTGTATGTACTTATATTTATTTCAATTATCAAATTATTGTCATCATCTATATTTATATTATTTGGTAATTCAGGTTCGGAAAATACTATTATTTCACACCCTGATCCATCATAATATGATTCACTATGCCATAATGGAACTAAATATAATTTACCTTCAATATATAACTTATATAAATTATTATTCATGAGATCATTTATACTAGGGTTTAATTTATATATCTCAACATTATCATATTTATTAATAACAATTTGCCTTACATTCTCTAAAAGATCATTACTAAAATGAAGTATAGTTTTATATCTAGAGAGAAAAATATAAATATTCAAAGCTGTATCTTTATCTAGATCTTCAAACACCTTTAGTGATATTTGTTTACCAGCAATTAAAATATCATTTACTATTTTTGCTATTGTATCAATATAATTTCCTTTCATCACACTTTTTATAAAATCTTTTAACACATTCAAATATACAAATGAAGTTTCGTCGTTATATTCATCGCCTTTTTCATTTATAAAATCATCAGATTTTAAAGCTTTAAATTCTCTCTTAAGATAAGTATATGCTTCATTTATTTTTTTGAATTTTTCAGTTGATTCTTCAGTATTACCATTTTTATCTGGATGATATTTTAAAGCCAGCTTTCTATAGCGTTTTGTTAAGTATTCTAATGTTAGTTCTTCATATTTTGTATGTATTACATCTATTTCCAATATGTTAAATGCGTCTTCATAATTCATTATTTTAATACTTAATATTAAACTTTAAGTATTAAATAAAATAAAATATAAATATATAATGGCTATTCACACAAGTGCTATTACTTATAGAAGAGGAATACCTAATGGTTATAATAACTTCTTTTTTGTTGCCCAAACTAATAATACAGTTGTTGTTCCAATTGATAAATATTTAAGAGGATATCAATTTTATAATAGAAATATCATAAATCCTAGTCGTTATAGATGGTCTTGGAGACCATAATCTAGAGAGAATGTATAAGTTTAGCTAAATATAAAAAATAATTCTCTACATGATATATTGGTCTGTAATTATTATTATAATATTGAAAAAAACAATACGTTTTAATTAATATTTTTGATAAATACTCCTTTTTAATCCTCTTTTGTTCAACTAGTATAGAGAGAATATACCAAATACAATCTGATATATCTAAATTATATATAAATATATCATATAGTATATCTCTAAATTTAATAAACTGTAAATCATTTATATTTATTAAGTTATTGATTATTTTATTACAAATTATTTTGTATTGTAACATAAGATCTTCATTATACAAATGTAGAATTTTAATATTTGTTATATTATCTGTTTTCAGTTTATTTGATAGTTTATTTTTAGTACATTTTATATACGATGTTTTTGTTGGCCTAGGTACACTTATTACTTCACAACAATTTAAAATATTGTCAGGAATAAAGCTTAACTCTTCTGTTATTAAAATAAATTTAATATCAACACCAATAGATGTATTTTGCTGCATATAACTATAAAAGTTTTCTAATAATTCACTATGAATATCATGAAAATATTTACAAACAATAATACCAGACTTTTCTGATTTGGCAGATATAATATCAATTACTTGCTGATATATTTCGTGCCAAAGTAATTTAGAATTACAACCTAACAATGACATATCTATTTCATAATGAATATCACTAACTTTAAAAAAATACTGCTGCTTATTATAAGTTACACTTATTTTTCTCTCATACTTCAAATCTGAATTACTATATTTTTTTATTGATTTTAGCATTTGTGAATATTTTCCTGTACCACTTGGACCATAAAAAATTAAATTTTTTAATTCGTGTATTGTTTTTGGAAATTTTTCATATATTTTTTCCAATTTTGGCTGTAAATTTACTCTATTTACTTCTGATATATATTCTTCAAAATGAGTTTCATAAAATTTCATTATTTATATATTTGAACATTCTTTTATTATTATATTTAACCAATGTTTATAATTAATAATTATACATTGCTTAAAAAGATTAAAATATATTATTTATATGAATTTAGTTAACACAATAGAACAATATAATAATAATAATTTATTTTTTTGTGATCCAATTAAAAATAATATTATGAGTGAAGGAAATTTTATTAGAATTTTATATTCAACTGATAACACAACTTTAAATGGTGTGTATATATATGTAAATTTACACGATATTGTTTGTGAAAAATATTATAATAAATATAAATGTGTATTTAACATTTCAAATCATAAAGAAATAATTGATAATTTGAAAATAATTGAAGAAGATATGTTAAAAAAATATAGAACAACAAAAACACCATCATATAAAATTTATGATCAGATTAAATCTGGATATATTAAAGTATTTTCAGATGTAACCAATCGTCAAAATAATTCATTTATTCTTAAAATATCTGGAATATGGGAAACTCAAAATAACTATGGATTAACTTATAAATTTATTAAAGTCAATTAATTTTTCTAAATCCATCTGTTGAATAATATTTAAGTATTGTATATAATATTATTGAACAAATAGCTGTTAATACACCTAATAGATAAATAAAACTTGTTATTACTCGTGATATTTTACCTGTTAATTGAAATTTATCAGTATCAATATTTGTGTAAACCAAATATAATTGAATAAAAATTAGTATTGAAATAATATTACTAAATGAAGTGTAGCCTGGTGCTACATTACCACTAATTATACTATTTTTATAGTTTATTAATAAATATAAAACAAAACCAATAACGCCAAGAATTAAAATAAAAGGACCTGCTGTTACCATAATAGAAAATAATACTTGGAAAGCACTAGCATTTTGTGAAACTTTTAATACATCTGTTAGTAGTATTACTAAAATCATTAATATACCCAAAATTAAAACAGAATATCCTGATATATAAGCACCTAAAGATGTTTGTGATTGAGTAAAAAAACCTATTATAAATGCTATTACAGCAGCAATTATACAGGCTTTATATATTGTTGAATACCACTCTTTCATTTATATACTCAAGTGATAATAAAAATTATTTTTTAGATTCCTTTAATTCATCTATTTCGTCCTGCATTTTTTTTATTTTGGCTAACATTAATGGTATAAACTCTTGATAATTTACACATTTATATCCAGAAATGTTATTTTCTTCTACTAATTCTGGAAATACTTTCTCAACATCTTGAGCTATAAAACCATAATGTGGTTTATTTAATTTGTCATTTTTATATGAATAATGAATTGGATTTAAAATAAATAAATTGTCTATCTTTGTAGTTTCAATGGTCGTAATATTTTTTTTTAACCTTTGATCTGAAGTATTAAATAACGAACCTGTTACAATTAAATCATTATCTATTAAAACAGTTTTTGAATTATCAGAAAGCGTTATTACAGTTAAACTACTTGTTAGTTTTTTAAATATCCAAGATGCGTAACCTGATGGAGTGACAAAAAATTGTTTAATATATTGTTGATTATCATTTACTCTACCTCCATAATTTGCCGTTGAAGTTATAATTGACATTTTATAATATATATTATTATTTTACTTTTATTAATTAAATGTATTTAATATATAAAAAAATATCAAATAATAATATATGTCACAATATTTAGGTTCGTCTATATCACAATCATATAATGTTAATCAAAATCATCCGTTAATTCAAAATGAACAACAATATATGTATATTGATAAATTTGTCTCTATACATTCAGAGGATAGAGATTTAACAAAATATCCTAATTCAAGTGAATTTGAGATTGAAATGCCTGAAGATTTATTAAATGTTGCTGCTATTAAACTTGTACAATGGACATTTCCTGCTAATTATGATACATTTTCCGCAATAAATGGAAATATTTTTTTATCTTTTAGAATTAATAATCCTTATAATCCTGGTCAAAATATGGTATCTGATACATTAGCAGAGAGAACATTCGAAGCTTTATGGGTACATCAAGAGTTACCTTATACATTTGTCATTCAAGAAGGGTTTTATAACCCTACACAAATGACTACTGAATTAACAAATAAGTTTAATTATACTGTTAGCAGACGAATTATTGAATATTTTACACTTAAAGGTTGGACTGATTCGTTAACAACATTTAATGCTAATGGTGGATATCAAAATTTTTCCGTAGTTTATAATAATGTTAGTTTAAAATTATGGTTTGGAAATAGATCTGATGGATTTATTATATTAAATGAAGTAGGATCATTGGTTGTTGCTCTTGATCCAAATATATGTCTTTCTGGAAGAGCACATATACCTGATGCTTCTTTATATGGATTACCTGGTTTTCTTGGACTACCGAGATGTAATACTGAATCTATAAGTGGTGATAAAATAACTATACAAGCATATTTAGCTACATATGGTGATACTGTAGTCCCAAGATTTTATTATGGTGATGTAAACCCTGGAGATGATGGTTACTGGTTACTTCCACTTGATTTATCAGGTTGTGAAGTTCACTGGGTAGAAGCACCATATAAAATTAATTTAATGGGTGAAGCTTTTATGTATATGGAGATAGATGGACAAAACTGTATTGATGAAACACAACCATTTAGTTTTAGTAAATATACATTAACAACTAATCAAACAAATGGTATTGTAAATTCATCATTTGCTAAAATTCCTATACCAAGTACTCCATTATCGCAATGGTTTGATAGAGATTCTGTACCATACAAATGGTATACACCACCAGCTGAGAGAATGAGACGATTGAAGATTAAAATTAGATATCACAACTCACGAATAGTTAATTTTGGAGTATTTAATTTTTCATTTACTCTTCAATTTGTATTGATGTCCCCACAAATATCAAGAAAAGTTACAACTATGAAATATCCAACATCTAGTACGTAAATTTATATATTATATTTTTGATTTATCCAAGATTTTAAAATAGTTATATTACATATTTTATAATCTTCATTCGTCTCATTTATAAAACTCTTTATATCATGGAAAGAGGGTTTTTTCATCCTTGAATTTTTATAAAACAAATAATCACCTTTTGAACCTTTTCTTATTGACAAAGAAGAACTTATCTCTCTAATCATAGAACTTCCTTGTTCTAAAAATGGTTTAACATCGTCAAATGTTATATTTTCCATTGGTCTATTACCTAATTCTTTTAGTGTTTTGGAATTTTCACCCCAAGATATATATAAACCAAATTTACCTTTACGCAAAATAACATCTTTACCGTCATATTGACCTAAATTATATTGAGTACTTTGTTTTTTGTTACTCTCTATAACATCATCTAATTTGTAATCACCATTTTCAAGTTTATTTATATCTACATCTTTTTTAATTGACTTAAATGTTATCTCTTCTTTACCATCTTTTTCTTCAACACATTTTATTACTGGACCATATTTGCCAATAATATATGTATTATTATCATCAATTTGAAATTCAAATTTTGTTTCATTTTTAACGCCTTCAATTAGATTATCTATTTCTTTATTACAAGCCGAACAAACTTCAAACCAAATTAATTCTCCCTTTGAAATTTTATCCAGTGAATCTTCCATTAAGCTTGTATATTTATAATTAAATATATTGTCAAAATGTTTGTCTAAAAATTCTATTACAATAACACCTAATTGTTGTATTACCAACTTATTTTTTTCATTACCAAATTCTCTCTTATTCTCAATTTCACAGATCTCGCCATTTTCTAATTCAAAATCTTTACATACAATTTCCTTACCTTTTATATCTTCTTTTTTAACATAACCTCGTTCTTGAATTTTATCAACAAGTGATGAAAATGTAGATGGTCTTCCTATTCCTTTTTCTTCTAATAGTTGAACTAATTTAGCTTCTGTATAATGTGATTTTGAACCTTTAATTGTAACCTTTGAACATATTTTCTTATATTGTATTGATGTATCTTTTTTAATATTTTGTAAATATTGAAATGTTGGATTATCACGAGAGAATTTATTTTCTACTATCTTCCAACCAGGAAAATCTATTAATTCGCTTATATAAGTATATTTTGAATTAATTGGAGCTGAAATATTAGCTGTTATTGAATAAAATGAAGCTGCTGACATACAGCTTTCCAAAGTATTACTCCAAATAAGTTTATACATTTTTCTCTCTTTAGAACCAAATGTAGATGTGTTTGAATCTATATCTTCTGGTAATTGTTGGAGAGAAATATTAGTTGGTCTTATTGCTTCATGAGCTTCTTGAGCAAAGTTTTCCTTCTTTTCCTTCTTTTCCTTCTTTTTTCCCTTTTTAGGTTCTTCTTTTGTTTCATTAGTATTTGGTTTTAAATTTGGATTAATATACTCAGCATTATATGTTTTTACAATATATTCAGAAGCCGAGTTTATAAATTCTTCACTATAAACCTTGCTATCTGTTCGCATATATGTAATATATCCTCCTTCATATAGTAGTTGGCAAATTCGCATTGTTTCTTTCGGCGAATAATGCAGTTCATTACTCGCAACTTGTTGTAATCTACTAGTCGTAAAAGGCTCAGGTGGTTGTTTAAGAACCTTATCTGGTAGAGAGCATGTATAAATATGTGAAAACTCGGCACTCTCATCCAGAAAATCTATCATCCCATCTTCATCTTCAAATTGTTTATTTAATTCAAATGGCAAATTTAAATTTGTAAAATAACCAGTTGTATTATATACCTTTTTTTCTATTGATTCATCAATTTCTTTTTGATTTTCATATATAATACGAAGCGCAGGTGTTTGACAACGACCAGCTGAGAGTGAATTATCTTTACCTTTTGGTGTTGAAACTAATTTCCACAAAACAGGTGAAATTTTAAAACCAACTAAAAGATCCAATATTTGTCTTGCTTGTTGTGCGTGAATTAGATCTAAATTTATTTTTTTTGGATTTTCTACTGCTGTACGCAAAGCTGTTTCTGTTATTTCGTGAAAAATTATTCGTTTTGTTTTACTAACATCTAATTTAAAAACTTGACATATATGCCAAGCAATTGCTTCACCTTCTCTATCATCATCTGTAGCTAATATAACTTCTCCTGCTAATTTTATTTCTTTTCTTAAAAATTCAATATTTTTACTTTTAATAGCATTATCTATCAATAAATAAGTAGGATTAAAATTATTTTCTATATCTATATTCTTGAGAGAAGGTAATTCACGAATATGACCATAAGAAGCCATACATTTATATCCTGGACCTAAATATTGTTCTATTTTTTTACATTTTGCCGGTGATTCTACAATTACTAGGCTTGTTGTAGTAGTGAGTTTTTTTGGCATAATAATTAAATAATATAGAGTTATTTCTATATAATTTAAATATATTTATTTATTCATTCTTTTAAATTGTTTATATGATATATTTTTTTCTGGCTTCTTAGGCTCAGGTCTTATCTCATCATTTACATTTAATTTGTCTGCTTTTTTCAACGCACTGTCTACATAAAGTTCCTTTAAAATTGTTCCGACTAAAAATGATCCCTCATGTTGATCTAAATCACCATCTTCAATCCTTCTTAATACATCTAAGAATTTATTTAATATACCAATATCAATTTCATCTTTTCTTATTTTATTATAAATATCAGTATAATAAGTAAACAAAAAATTACATTCATTTACACATTCTTCATGAATTTTAGCTTCATCTCCCCTAAATTTTGCCTTAATTAAAATCATCGTATTTACATCATTTCTAATAATTTGACTATGCTTTAAATTGCGTATGAATTCTGTTTGATCTTCAACATTATTTGCCTTAATCATATTCTGTAATTGTAGCCTTTGTTTATCGTCCATTAATTATAATAAATATATTAAGTATTTTATTTAAACTAATTAAAATATTAATATATATTATTATGTCGTCAAGTACTACTACTAACCCACCAGGTTTAATGTTGCCTACTCAAAAATCTTATACTTCAGGAGCTGGAAACCCACGTGACTCCGCAATGATTGCTACTCAACAAATGAATAATAAACAAGCTAATCTTAATTCTGTAGGCGGAAAAAGACGCAAAACAAGAGGAGGTGCTACTACAACTACAACTGCTGTTCCTGTACCGCAATTTCAAATGCAGTATCCACCTCAAGGAGGAACTGGAAGTAATCCTAATGATCAAATCAAAAATAACTCTTCTACAAGTATGCAAAGCAGTGCTTGGGCAACAAATGATAGTCAAGCTACTCAAATGGGTGGAACAAAAAGAAAATATAAAGGAGGTTCATCTGATACAAAATGGGGTTGCTATAGCGGAGGTAAAAGAAAACGTACACAACGCAAATCAAGAAGAAATAGAAGAAAAACTAAACGCCATTATCGCAAGTAGATTCATTATCTTTTAAAACTTTAAAATCTTCTATTCTTTTATTAATCTCTATAAATCTCATTGTATTCATTTTTTTCATCAATGATCTATAAATTAATGATAATTCTTTTACAAATGTAAAGCTTTTAATTCTCTCACTTTTATTAGGATATAATTCTTTAATATCTGGTATTCCTAGAATATTATTAAATACACTAATATTTTTGAAAAAATCTTCATACTTTACACAAATTATATCGTAATTGCGTTTTTTGGGAATTGTATAATTATCAAAAAATTCTTCTAATTTATATAAATCACGACCTGATTTAATTACATCTCCAAAATAAATTTCACCATTATTATCACACATTATGTGTTTTAAATGAGACACATTTGGACCATTAGGAGTAGCAAAACGGGAAAATATTACTTGAATCGGATTACGATATACAAATAACACTTTGTATGAAGTTAACTTATCTTCAGGTATTTCAGTTTTATTAAACCATTCACTATAAACAGGTGTATTAGTATTTTCATCGCCAACATAACATAACTTTTCTGGAGGAAATCTGTCGTGAATATGATATGATTTACCAAAGTTTTTCAAATAATTAAATATTACAGTTGAACCACAACCACCTGAACCACAAACATAAAAATTTAAGTTACCATTATATATATTTTTTTTATTTAAAATTTTGTTTACATTAATGTTGTTATTTGATGTATTTGAGAAATTCATTTTATTCATTTTAATCATTTTATAATTAAGATTTTTATTTTTTTTCTAAATTATAAACTAAATTTAATTAATAATTTTATAATGATAATATAAGTTATGCCATCTGGAAAAAATTGGGTAAATTTTTTATATGTTAATATAGCATTTGCTATTTATATCGCAGGTGTATTCTATTTTAATCAAATCGCTCAAATAAAAGCTAATTGGCCATTATACAGATGTAATCCTATGTATATGTTTTTAGCAGATAATGTTGAACAGAATTTTGTATATTGTATTCAAACTATGCAAACTAGTTTTATGGGTTATTTATTACAACCATTAACATTTATTACTAATTCATTAGGATCAATGTTAGGTGGATTTATGACAGACATACAAAATATTAGAGCTATGTTTAATAAAATTAGAACATTTTTCAGTTCAATTATCCAATCTGTTTTTGGAGTGTTTTTAAATCTTATTATTGAGTTTCAAAAAATTACTATTGGAATTATGGATTTAATAGGAAAAACTATTGGTATTATGACTACACTTTTATATGTGGTTGACGGAAGTATTATGACTATGCAAAGTACATGGAATGGACCACCTGGTCAATTAGTAAGAGCTCTAGGAAAATGCTTTCACCCAAATACTAATGTAAAACTTAAAGATGGAAGAATAAAATATATGAAAGATGTGGATTTAGGAGATGTTTTAGAAGATGGTTCAATAGTTGAATCTGTAATGAAAATTGACAATAAAAAGGAAAAAATACCTTTATATAAAATTAAAAATATGGGTGTTAATAATGAAGATATTTATGTTACAGGCTCACACTTAGTATACGACAATAAATTAGGATTTATTAAAACAGAAAATTATTCAAAGGCAGAACTTTCTGAAGATGTTCAAACAGAATGGTTTAGTTGTTTAATTACTAATACTCATAAAATACTTATCGGAAAAGAATTATTCTGGGATTGGGAAGACCATTTTATGAAAATGATTATTTAATCAATAATATTTATTTTATGATAAAATAAAATGAATATTATCCACTTACTATATATGGATAACAAATTAGATAATATAAAAAAAATGTATGAAAAAATAAATTACTTTGATCAATATGGTGGATCAGTAATTTTATTTATTATAATAACGATTGTTGTAATTGTTGTTATGTCATATTTTCATGTTATGATTAATATACAACCTATAATAAATGATTGGCCTAATCAAAGATGTAAACCTAATATTATCCCAATAGCTGGATTAATTACTCATCCAGAAGATATGTCTGCAGGCGATTATACTTTACAAAATTTTAATTATTGTACACAAGCTATATTATCAAACATTACTGGTGGTGCTGTTCAACCATTAACATTTGTAACTAATATGTTAACTTCTGTTGCTAATTCAATACAAGAAGCTATTCAATCAATTAGATCTATGTTTGATAAAATAAGAACATTATTTCAAGAAATTTCACAAGAAATTATGGGAAGAATAATGAACGTTATGATTCCTTTACAACAAATTATTATAAGTTTTAGAGATTTGATTGGAAAAGTTCAAGGCAGTATGACAGCTGCCTTATTTACATTATTAGGTTCTTATTATACACTTCAATCATTAATGGGAGCAATTGCTGAGTTTATTATTATTATTTTAATTACATTAGCTGCTATGATAGCCATATTTTGGATATTACCATTTACTTGGGGATTTGCTATATCAAATACAATTATTTTCATAGCAATTGCTATACCTATGGCAATTATTTTGGCATTTATGGTTGATGTACTACAAGTAAATCCTAGTTTAGGTATACCTACTGTCAAATGTTTTGATAAAAATACATTAATTACTATGAATGATGGGACAAATAAAAAAATTATTGATATAAATGTCGGTGATATTCTCTCTAATAATAATGTCGTTACAGCTAAAATTAAAGTTGCCAAAGAAGGTTCTACAATGTATTCACTAAATAATGTTATCGTTTCTGATTCACATATTATTAAATATAATAATAAATGGATTCCTGTTTCTCAACATCCATCAGCTATTAAATATGAATCATATAATGAGAAATATATATATTGTTTAAATACTACTGAAAAAGTTATTGAAATTAATGGAATAATATTTACTGATTGGGATGAGATTTATGGTGATAATTTAAATAAAATAGTAAATAATGAAATTATACAAATAGTGAATAAAAATTATATACATAAATATTTGGATTATGGATTCACACCTTCAACAAAAATTTGTCTTCAAAACAATGTATGTATTGATATTAATAAAGTAAAAATAAATGATATTTTAGAAAATGGAGAGAAAGTTTATGGTATTGTTGAAATTGATGGTTCTACTTTGATCGGACAATTTAAATATAATTTAGGCGAAAATAATTTTGTTGAAGGATATGCGCCAAATCTAACATTTGATAAAGTAAAGCTTGAAAATAAAAAACAAAAATTGTATCACTTATTAACTAATAAAAAAACTTTTAAAATAAACAACATAATTATTCCAGATTACAATGGTGCTATTGATAGATTTTTAGAAACTAATAAATGAAAATTATTATCTATTAATTATGTATAATAATGGATATCTCAATTCTTGGATATAAGTTTAACCTAGAGATTTTAATTTTAATTGGCGTTGTTTACTTAATTTTAGCCGGCCATACTTTATGTGGTTGCTGTAAATTTGGTATGTCTGAAGGTCTAGATACTATGGGGGGTACAACAGCAAATCCTTTTAAACCACAACCACCAGCACCAGCACCAGCTGGAGGTATGGTTGGAAAACCTAAAGATAAAGCAATTAAGGCTAAAGATAAAACTGTAGGTAAAGAAAGTTTTGTTGGTGCTAATACAAATTATGGACAATCATCTCCTTATGATTTGGGATCTAGTGACAGTATTAATACTTCCTCTTGGAATAATCCTGATATGACCGTTGTTCCTGGTAAACCATTAAGTAAAGGCGTTCAAGAATTTTTAAGTAGACAACCACAACCTGTTCCTTTACCTGAAGGAGAATTACTATTGTTTGCTAACACACCATTTAAACCAGAATGCTGTCCTAATTCATTTTCTAATAGTACAGGTTGTGCTTGTATGACAGGTCAGCAATATAATTATTTAATTACTCGTGGAGGAAATAATGTACCATATTCTGAATATTAGATTATAAATTATAATTTATTATTATATATTATAATTTATTATTATATATTATAATGCCAAAGACACACAGAATTAAAAATAGTAATAATAAAACAAAAAAATGTCCTGTTGGATTAAAACCTTTTGAAAAAAACTTCAGCTTAGTATTAGCAAAAAATGAAAAAAAATTAAATAATATTGAAACTTATAAAAAAGCTGAATTTGCTAGAGAGCTTTTAGCTAGATTTGCTCCTTCAAGTCTTGAACCGTATAACGATTTTTATGATTATATTAATTATTTATGGTTAAAAAATGTTAGTTTAGAAAAACAACAAAAATATATTGTTCAAATTGATGATTTTAGATTAGCACAAGATAAAGTTTACAGAGAATTAAATAAAATTATTGTTGATTATTTTACTAATAATAACAATCGTTTGGCTAAAAATATCAAAAATTATTATAATTCAATCATTAATATGAATCCCAAACCTTATACCAAAAAATTAGCATATGAATGCGTTAAAAAAATTGATGATTTAATTAATGGTAATAATCCATGGGAACTATTAGCATTTTTAAATAGTGATGAAATGATTTCTCCACACGCACCTCTTTCTTGGGTAGTTAATCCTGATAATAAAGAACCAAATATTTGTAGAAGTTACATAAATTCTGCTGGATTAATTCTTATAGATTTGAATGTTTATTATGATGATGGTACAGATGTAGAATATAAAAAAAAATATAGAAAAGCATATGAGGAATCAATATCTAAGATTTTTAAAACACTATTTGGTAAAAATGATTATAATCCAAACGACCCATTCGATGTTGAAGTAGAAATTTTTAACGCATTAGGTTGTCTAGATGTATCAAGTAAAGATAGTATATATAATAGAGTAACTAAAAAAGATTCTATTGAAAAATATGGTTTTGATTGGGAGGAATTTACAAAACATTTAGGCTACAAAAAAACACCCGATTTTTATATAACAACTAATTTAAATTATTTGAAATGTGGTACTAAATTATTTATAGATAATTGGAAGACTCCAAAATGGAGAACATATTATATTTATTTATTACTTAGAAGATTAATTAGAATTACGAGAGATTGGGAGAAAATAATATTTGATTTTCAAGGATTATTTGAGAGAGGACAACAAGAAATAAACGATTCACCAGCTGTTAGTTCCGCACTTTATATGACTATACCATTTAATAAATTTTTGACTGATCAATATGTTAATAAATTTGAAAACCCACAAGCTATGGAATACACGAAAACATTATGTGATGACCTTAAGTATGTATTTAAACGCATATTAACTAGAAATAAATGGTTACAACCGTCAACAAAAAAATATGCGCTTAAAAAATTAGATCATTTCAAGTTTATATATGGTAAACCTGAAGATATTCCAGATGATCCTGATTTAGATTATGGAACTTTATTGTATGATAATATGAAAAAAGTTATTGTTTGGAGACATTACAAATCTATTGCTCTTGATGGTAAAAAACCTATTGAATATCCGGTTGTAGATTGGACACAATATCCTGTTAAAATGACAGGTACTCAAGCATATATAGTAAATGCTTCTTATACACCGTCGAAAAATGCTATATACATTAATTTAGGTTATATTCAAAAACCATTTATAGATTTAGACGAGAGAGGTATAGAATACAATTTGGCACATTTGGGTTTTACAATTGGTCATGAAATGTCACATGGTTTTGATGATTGGGGAAGTCAATATGGTTATGATGGTAAATTATTAGATTGGTGGACAGAAAAAGATAAGAAACATTATAAAAAAATACAGCAAGATGTCATTAAACAATATGAAGAGTTTGCTGCTAGGGATGGAATAAAATTTGATGCTTCTATTGGTATCGGAGAAGATTTAGCAGATATTTCAGGTATGGCAATTTGTGACGAATATCTTAGAGATTTCCAAGATAAAAACCAAGATTTAATTCCAATCAGAGCTTTATCATACGAAGCATTTTATACATATTTTGCTTTTCAACAGAAGCAATATGTTGGTAAAAAAGCAATTTCAGCTCAACTTAAGACTAATCCTCATCCACTTGATAAATATAGATGTAATATTCCTATATCACGATCAGATATTTTCAGAGCATTATATGATGTTAAGAAAGGAGATGGTATGTGGTGGCATAATACTAATACTGTATGGTCTTAATTTTCAATAATATTTTAAGTATTTTATAATATATTAATTCTAAAATACTTAAAGAGGGATGTACGACTTATCAATAACAACTTCTTTTGCTATATTTCTTATGATTTTATCAGCTTTTTCCGCATCATTATTACCAGAACCTCCCATTGCCTCTATAACCAATTTACTATATTGATCTGAATATTTTGAATCACTATAATTACAACCTGGATGGGCTTCTTTATACTTAGGAAGAAGCCTTTGGTTTTTACATGCTACTTTATTAATTACTTTACGCAATTTTTTCTTATCATCATCTTCTTTTTCCCATTTATCTTCATCCTTTATGTAGATGACTTCTCTTTTTTTATCAGCACAATGAATTGGTCTTTCTGTAATATCAAGTGCTTTTAAATTTTTTACAATAATATTTGAAATACCTTCAACATAACCTACTTCACCTATAGCTTCTAAATCAGATATTTGTAATTGTATTGACTCAGCAAAATCCATAATATTCATAGCATTTTTACATGTCTCGTTTAAAAAGAAATTTAAATTAAATGCTTTATTATGTGAATTTGTATGATTATTAGTAGTGTTATGAGTTCCATTTTTACAAATTTCTAAAACTTTATTATTATTTTCTAACATTAAAGTTTGTTGTTCCATCATCATTTTTCTGAGTTCATTATTGTCTTTAATTAGCATCATAATAAGTTCTTTATCAGCGACAGTTTCTGTTATTGGTTTTTCCGTGCAACAATTTACTTCATTACATTTCTTTTTATGTTTCCATAAACTGGTCCTATCGTTATATAACTTATCACAATTTTCACACGTAAAACTATTCATCGTGGGCTTTTTTAGGTAAAATTCGTTGCCATTTGTTGCCGATTCCCTAAATTTGTGTTTTTTGGTGTTAACATGTCTTTCGTAATCTCTTTTGTAAGAGCATTTAAAGTCACAAAATAAACAGTGAAAAAAAGTGGGCTTTTTTAGGTAAAATTTGTTGCCATTTGTTGCCATATATAGGCAACAGAAATTTACCTAAATCCTTTTTCTCATAAAATATAAAAAAATTATCGTAACATTTTGAAAATTATTTTTTTGGTATTCACATGCTAATTTTCAATTATCGTAAGGAGGAATTCAAAAGTCCATAAAATATCCGAGCTTTTTTTTTTGGACAAAAAAAATGTCCAAAAAAAAATTTCAAAAAAAGTCTTGAACTTTAAAACGATTTCTTTTCACTTCATGTGTAGGAAAGTTTTTTTGCCCATTTTTAACAAATTTCTTGATTTTCCCTTCAGAATGTAGTGCAAAGCTATACTATTTATTCGATTGGTCGACAAATATTGAACTCAGATTTTAATAACAATGAAACCATATATTTTTAAATATAATTATAATTCATTATTTCATCGTATAGTTCGAGAGAATCCTTCGCTATTTTTTCACCAATTCTATCATTTTTACTCAATAATGTTAAGCATTTATATATATCATTTTCTAAGTTATCACTATTTACGACTATAATATATACATTTTTCATATATTTTAGTATTATTATTTTGTATAACCACAACAACCACAATATATTATTCTTTCACTTCTATCCGGTGTTATATCTATCATATCATCTATAAATTCATGTTCACATAATTCAAAAATTTTTTCATCACATATTTGTTTTAAAGCTTTAATATTTTCTATTTTTTTATTTAATGAAGTAAGACTACGATCTGATAAAAAAATTTTAAAATATTGTTCTTCTATTAATGGTTCTTCATTACACGTTTTTATTATTATATCATTATATAGATCATCTATTCCATCTAGATATTTTATTATAAATTCATATTTTTCTTTACAAAACATATAGTATTCTAAACTCATATTATATATTTATCAGTATAATGTTTATATTATTTATGTATATAAAGTTCTCCAAGTCTCTAATCCATCTGATTCCTTTTTAATCAACTTATCTACTATTTCCTTTGAAACTTTATATGGAAATTCTACTTTTAATGACATCTCACCTTCAAATAAATTAGAACCTGGCTTCATTAGTCTATATAAATTTAATTTTGTATAAATAATTTCTAAACATCGTTTCATATTTCTAACTCCATCTTCCTTGTAACAATGATTTTCATTAATATATCCTAATACATCATCTGGAATAATAATATCACCTTCTGTAAATTTGACTTGTTCTCTAATTCTTGGCAATAAATAATTATTAGCAATTACAGTCTTTTCTTTACCAGAATAACCTTTAGTTTTAATTCTATACATTCTGTCTTTTAAAATAGGATTTACCTTAGATTCATCATTGTAACTGAATATGAACAAACATTTGCTTAAATCAAAATTTATCTCAGCAAAATATTTATCGTGAAATTGTGAATTTTGTGAAGTATCAGTTAAATGTGTCAAAATACCTGCAATTTCTTCACCTCTAGGTGTGTCGCTAATTTTATCTAGCTCATCAAAATAAATGACTGGATTCATACATTTACTATCTAGTAAAATTTGTACAATTTTACCCCAAGTACTTCCTTCATATGTGTAGCCATGACCTTCTAAGAAACTACTATCTGTAGCACCACCTAGTGCAATAAAAGCGAATGGTCTATTTAAGATTTTACTAATCCCCTCCTTTACTAAACTTGTTTTTCCTGTTCCAGGAGGTCCATGAATAGCAATAGCAGTTCCAATTGCCTTTGAATTTGTTAAAAGTTGTCCAAGCATCTGCATAATCTGCATCTTAGCATCATTTAAACCATATACAGCTTCATCTAATGTTTTTTGGGCATTAGCCATAAAGTCGTGACACTTTTCAACACCATCTTCAATACTAATTGGAAGATCTTGATAATTTGTAAATGGTATTTTCATAAATGTATCAACCCAATTTTTAATTTTATAAAATTCACCACTACCTGGTTCCATATATTTTAATGAATTAACCTTTTTCATTGCTGCTGCTTTAAATTGAACAGGAATAAGTGATTCTAGAAGAGTCATACGATATGGTTTTTCAATTCTTGTAATTTTATTAATTTCTCTTAATTCCTTTATTAATTTTTTTTGATTTTGTAGTTCTAGCTTTTCATAAAATGAAAAGTCATTCATTGTATTTTTATCACTAATAATCTTTCTAAAAATTCTCATATTTTTTTCCTTTTGCTTCTTTTCCTTTTTTTCTCTCTTTTTCTTATCCTTCTTTATTTCTTCTTCATAAGTTTCTATACATTTTTTAATTGTTTTATCAGATGGATTTTGTGATAAAATTTCTTTGAGTTTAGCTAATACATCATTTTTATTTTCATTATCTTCTTTATCTACATTATTTTTAATCTCAGTGGCTTCATTCTTTGACCCTTTTGTTTCTTTTGTTTTCTTAGATTTCTTTTTAGGTTTTTCTTCTTCTTCTTCATCCTCTTCATCACTTGATTCATCTGTTGAAACTTCTTCATCTTCATCTTCTGTTTCATTATCTGAATCATCGTAATCTTCAAAATCTGAGTCATAATCAGAATCCCATTCTTCCTCATCTTCACCTGTTCCACCAATAGTAAATATTATATTAAACTTACCTTGTTTTCCTTTTTTATCTTCATCTTCGCTTTCATAATCATCAGTATCTTCTGATCCTAAAGATATAGTTTCGTCATCTGAAACTTCAATTTTTTTATTTTTTTTATCCTTTTTATTCTTTGATTTATTAGAAGATTTTTTACTCTTTTTAACCTTTACTTCTTCTTCTTCTTCTTCTTCATTTTCAGAAGCGGTTTGCCATTCTTCTTCCTCTTCCTCTTCTTCAGCTTTCTTTTTAAGTTTTTCACCAGCTTTTATTTTATTTGCCATATGTTTTGAAGGAAATATTTTTTGGACATATTTGCGAAATTCGTGTATATCCATTTCATCATTTTCTGATTCAGAACCAATTCCATTATCACTATCTGATTCCTCATTCTTTTTCTTTTTAAGGTTGGTATCACCTTTCTTATTAGATCGTTTAACTTGCTCTCTCTTAGATATTTTGTTTGAACTGTCGCGTGTCATTCTTATATTATTATAACTTAAATTTTTAATTTTAAATTAAAATCAATTTTATTTTAAAATTAAATTCATAATTGCAAAATTAATCTAAAAAATCAACATCATTAGTAGTAATATTTTGTGACGAATTTAAAGATAAAGATATACCTGGAAACTGATTACCAAATCCACTAAATCCCTCAATATTATCTTCATTATCACTTTCATCATCATCATCAACAATAAACATTTTAATTTTAGAAGTAAAATTCCCTCTACACATTCCGCATTTATTATTCATTTTATCGACACAAATTAAACAAAATGTATGACCACATGGATTAAGACAAGTATTTATTTTATTAGTAACACAAACACTACACATATTATTTTTAAATTGTTTATCTTCATTTGTACAACATTTTCTTACTAACTTCTTAAAATTTCGAAATTTTTTTATATTATTTTTATTTTTTTCTCTTTTTACCTCTATTGAAATGTCAATATTTTTTTCAAATGTAATAATATCTGTCATAAATTTAAAATCTATAAAATCTTGCCTAATATTTAGTTTAATTGGAATATCTATATTCTGAGTTTTAGTAGATAATTTATAATATATATCGGATAATTTTGAAATTCCATCAATTAATTCTTTACAATCTTTTTTATAACCTTCATATTCAGAAATTATTTTATCTAATTCAGTAATTTTTATTTTAATATTTTTCATAAATTTATTAGCTCCATTAATCATACCCGTAATATTTTCTTCATTATTATCAGTAAAATCTTTATTTATGTAATTAAATTCGGTTATTTTATTATATTCTTCATTTAATTTTTCAAGTTTAGTCATGATTTCTATATTAGTGTTATGAAGGTAATTTGTATCAGGGTGTTCATTTAATAAATGTTGTTCTTGTATAATTTCCATTATTTGTATATTTTATATTGTATATTTAAGTAATTTAAAATTTAAATTTTTAATACCAAAATACTATAATAAATTATTTTTAATTATAATAATTTATTAATAATTATAAAAAAATAAAATTGATATATAAAAACAATTTAAATCTATTATCATATATTATAAGAGATGTCGAAATTAACAAATTCCAATTATAATTTGATGAATGTTTCCAAGGTTGTTGGAATTCAATTTAGTATATTATCACCAGATGAAATAAGAAAAGGTTCTGTTGCTGAAATTACAAGCAGAGACACTTATATAAATAATAAACCTGTAATTGGTGGTTTGTTTGATCCAAGAATGGGTGTTTTAGAACCTGGATTAATCTGTCCAACCGATGGATTAGATTATATGCAAACACCAGGTTATTGTGGACATATTGAGTTAGCAAGACCTGTATTTTATATACAATACTTAAATACTATTCAAAAAATTTTGAGATGTGTTTGTTTTAAATGTAGCAAATTACTTGTAAGTAAAGAAAAGTATAAACAAGCATTAAAACTTCAAGGTGATTCTAGATGGAAATATGTATTCTCGTTGGCAAGCAAAATTAAAAGATGTGGTGAAGATTTAGAAGATGGTTGTGGTTGTTTACAACCAAATAAAATTAGAAAAGAAGGACTAGCTACTATTTACGCCGAATGGAAAGGTGAAGAACCTGGATCTGAACCAATGATTGTAAAAATTTCTCCCGAAATGATTTTAAAAATATTTAAAAGAATTTCTGACGAAGATGTATCTTTTATGGGATTCAGTCCTGTTTATTCTAGACCAGATTGGATGATTTGTCAAGTAATGGCTGTTCCACCACCAGCTGTTAGACCATCTGTCAAACACGATTCACAACAAAGGTCTGAAGATGATTTAAGTCACATTTTAGTAAATATTATAAAAACCAATAAAACCCTTCAAGAAAAAATTCAAAATAATGCTCCAGCAAATGTTATTGATGATTGGTCAACAGTTTTACAATATTATGTAGCTACACAAGTTGATAATAAAATTCCTGGTGTTGCTGCTGTTGCTCAAAGGTCTGGTAGACCATTAAAATCAATAAAGGATCGTTTGAACGGAAAAGGTGGAAGAATGAGAGGCAACTTGATGGCTAAGCGTGTAGATTTTAGTGCTCGTTCAGTTATCACTGCTGATCCAAATATTTCTATTCGAGAATTAGGTGTGCCATTAAAAGTTGCTAAAAATATTACAAAACCTGTTGTAGTGAATAGAATTAATAAAGATTTCTTGACAAAACTAGTGCGTAACGGTCCAGATGGCGGTCCAAATGGAGAGCCAGGTGCTAAAATGTTAGAAAGAAAAAATGGCGAATCAATAACATTAAAGTATTACACCGACCGTAATTCTATCGTACTTGAAGATGGTGATATCGTTCATCGTCATATGATGGATGGAGATGCCATTCTATTTAATCGTCAGCCTACTCTTCACAGAATGAGTATGATGTGTCATATTGCTAGAATTATGAAACGTGGTGATACTTTTAGAATGAATGTTGCGGATACAAAGCCTTACAATGCGGATTTCGATAAACTCTCTGTCGAAAACATGGGGCGTTAAAAGCGTGATACCCCATAGTCAAATGATTCAAATATAAAACATATTAAATATAAAATTTAAAGGAATATTAATGGAACCATCAAAATACCAAAAACTATCAAAAGAGATTTTGGATAGTCCAACCGAAAGATATTGCGAAATTTATAAAATTACTAACCTCTCAAATGGTAAAATATATGTAGGACAAGCTGTTTCTCATATATTAAATCATAAGAGATATAGACCATATGGACACGAAGGAAGATTTAGATGTCACATTTCAGAAGCTTTTTCAAGTAAAAAAAATCAATCACATTATTTAAATAACGCCATTCGTAAATATGGAGTTAATGATTTTATGGTTGAACTAATTGAATACTGTGAAGTTGAAATAGCTGATGAAAGAGAAATACACTACATTAAGGAATTAAATAGTTTGTATCCAAATGGATATAATCTTAAAAATGGAGGTAGTGTATTTACTCATAGTGACGAAAGTAAAAAAAGAGTGTCAAATGGCGTGATTAATTATTTTAAAGATAAAAAAGCAGAAAGGTTTAAGAACATCAAAAATATAGATGATGATATTGAAAAATATATTAAACCTTTAAATAGAAATAATGCGCAATATGGTTGGTATGTTTACATTGAAAAATGTAAAGCAGATTTTGGTGGAGTTCATATTCCTTTAGAAAAAAGCAAACAAGATACAATTGAATTTATAAAATATTTAAAGAATCATTTGGCAAAACACCTTGATGCGGGAAACCCCTTAGAGTCCTTAACTACCACCTCATAATGGAAACATTTTGAGGGAACTCGGTTAATAGCCGAAACCAATGGTAATAACGTTAAAGAATTGGGCAATCCGCAGTGTTACTTCCTAAAGTCGTTTGGCAGACTATGGAGGGCATTCAGAGACTGAACGGGTGTTGGTGAGTTATGAAGGATTAGCCATCCTGAACTTGCTTAAGATACAGTCCGACCCCCTTGGAAACATTGGGGACTTCGTCGGGAGACGAAATGAATTTACATATGCCTCAAGACCCAGAATCTGAGGCTGAATTGAAAAATTTGGCGGCTGTTCCTTATCAAATTGTTAGTCCAGCAAATAACGCATCAATTATTGGTATTTATCAAGATTCTATGCTTGGGTCATATCTATTTTCAAGAGAAAATATAAAATTCACACCAAGACAAGCAATGAATTTACTTATGATGTTTAATGGTATCAATGAAAATGAGCTTTTAAAAGATATACAAAATGAAGGAATGGTTTCAAATTTTAATATTATGAGCCAAATTATGCCACCATTAACAATGAAAAATAAACTTGAAATCAAAAATGGTAAATATATAAAAGGACAAATGGACAAAGGAGCATTAGGTGGAAGAACCAGAGGATTGTTACAGCGTGTATGTAATGATTTTGGAAATATGGCATCAGCTAAATTTATTGATGATTTACAAAATATTGTAACTGAATATATGAAAACCGCTGGATTTAGTGTTGGTATTAGTGATTTAATTTCAAACCAGAATACAAATGATCAAATCATTAAAGTTATAACAAATAAAAAAACTGAAGTTAAAAATCTAATAGACCAAGTACAATTAGGAGTATTTGAAAATAATACTGGTAAAACAAATGAGGAAGAATTCGAAACACAAGTTAATAGTATTCTAAATCAAGCCACATCAGAAGCGGGTAAAATTGGTCTTAAAAATTTATCAGAAGGAAATAGATTTGTTACAATGGTTCAAGCTGGTTCAAAAGGTTCAGACCTCAACATTTCATTTATGATTTCTTGTCTTGGACAACAGAATGTTGATGGAAAACGCATTCCTTATGGTTTTGAACATAGAACATTACCACATTACACTAAATATGATGATTCTCCTGGTGCTAGAGGATTTATCGAAAGCTCTTATATTAATGGTTTAACACCTCAAGAACTATTCATGCACGCAATGGGTGGTCGTATTGGTCTTATTGATACTGCTGTAAAAACTTCTACAACTGGTTATATTCAAAGAAGACTCATCAAGGCTCTTGAAGATTTGAAAGTTGAATATGATATGACTGTTAGAACTAATAAAAATAAAATTGTACAATTCCAATATGGTGATGACGGAATAGATACAACAAAGGTTGAAGATCAAGAAATACCTATCGTTGAAATGAGCATTCAAGACATTTTCAATCATTATCTTATTCCTGAAGAATCTGGAAAAGTGAAAACACTTAATAACATTTTCCTTAAAAATACGATGACTAGATTTAAAAAGCAGCAAATTGAATTCGCAAAAGAAATGAATGATATGGTTGAAAAAATTATAAAAAATAGAAGTGAAATTATTAAAAATGTTTTCAAAAATAAAGGTGACAAAGTTATTAATTGTCCTGTAGCATTGAGTTATGTTATTAACAATATTCAGGGACAATGCGGTATTACATCTTCATCACTAGTTGATATTACACCACTAGAAGCATTTGAGCTGATTAAGAATAACTTTAACAAACTTAAAAAGATTCATTATTCACCTCCAACTGAATTGTTTGAAACATTATACTATTATTATTTATCTCCAAAAGAATTAACAATTATCAAGAGATTCAATAAAAATGCTTTAATATTATTACTAGATACGATTACAATTGATTATAAAAGAGCTATTGTTTCGCCTGGAGAAATGGTTGGTATGATTGCTGGCCAAAGTATTGGTGAAGTATCTACTCAGATGACTTTAAACACTTTCCATTTTGCCGGTGTGGCTTCTAAGTCAAATGTTA